GTCGGAAAAATCGAATAGTAATCTGCCAATTAATGGTATTAGGTTGAACACGAAAAAGTCATGTTCGCAAGTATGTTAGTCTCCCCCCGGTAGGAGGAGTTCGCATAGTTGCGAATCGTTTAACGTGACGCAATGATTTTAAATTGCGCGACGACCTTCTACCTGGAGCCTGTCCACATTTTATGAATGTTTTGGGCTTGGGAGAATTATGGTACACTAGGTGCATTATCTACGATAGTAAATTCTGGGATTGTTTGAATGGACTGACCAGTCGTAATAACATCCACAGTCTTTGTAAGATCGTAAGGAATGCCTAAATAATTAGCTCCGCTATCTCCAACGATGCAATCCGTAACAGGAGTTTCGGAGAAAGAGCCATCGTCGTAGGTAACTGTAATAGTATCTAAAGTTGAAGAGGTAATGTTGTAGAGGCCACTTCCTGGCGGTATCGCAGGATCGAACACAACGGGGAAAACGTTGAGTCGACCAGCTAAGATATTACCATTGGCGGCACCAGTGAGGTCCACGGTACGAGTTGTACCAGTGGGGAAAGAGGAGATGTTCTTCACATTCTTGATATCCATCATAGGTGGTGGACCAATCATAAAGAAGAAGTTGAAATCATCGCCTGCCGCCTCATAGAGGTAGGATGGAGCGTTGGTGTTCCCAAACCCTCCCCTGTTTTGAGAACGAACGCAAGTACGAACGTCTCCAAGAACAGGAGTCTGAGTTGAGTCAACAACGTCACATCGAATACCTCGATAATATGGCGTGCGGATTTCGTAGGCACAAGAAACTGCTTGTAATTGTTGAAAGATGGGCTGACCAATAGCATCGGTTCTGTCAATGACAGTTTGATCTATTAGAGCCTCATCAAATCGCAAATAACCTTCAGTTATCATGCCTGTCTGAGGGGGTAGAATCTTCAACATAGAAGATCCATTATAGAAACGGTACAAGAAAGATGTCATGTACCAAGAAGAGGGAGAGACCTCGTCCGTGAAATTTTCACGAGACATATTTCTCACACCATTGGTTGGATTTTCGTGAAACGAGCGTGTTTTAAGACCAACGAATTCATCTTCCTGTTTAAGAAAAGCCAGAAAGTTGAAACGCTTTATAAAAGCACGCAAGCTTTGAAAATATTCACCAGTGGTTTGAGCTGTAACGTCTTGTGATCGCGAACTAGGAACCAGCAAATTTTCGTCTTCAGGAACAAATACTGCGCCAACGTCAGATTGGGCGTATCGATGCTGATAACCAGGAGCTAAGTTCATTACAGGTCTGGAAATTTGATAATCTTCTCCTCCACTGTGGGCTACGTAAAATGTTACAGAGCCAGTAACAGTGGGAGGGGCAGACAAATCAACCAGAGAGTAAATAGCTAAGCAACCCGTCTTGGTGTCCAATGTGGTAGCATTGGGACCAGGATTAGATGTGCTGGTGTTTCGTTTGTAAGTCTCTCTCCAAGGAGTGTTAGAAATAAAAGGAACTGAAACTCTAAATGTAGTCCTACCCATCTCGTCCTGACGATCTTTCAAATTACATACCACATTGTAGTTTGTATTTAAAAGTTCACCAAGAGTGTTCGGAACATCTGCTAAATTGGTTTCGGGGAGAAAGACGACGGCGAATCGACCTTGATGATATGGGGTTTTCACTACCATAATATCATAGTTGATTGTGCCTCGCCACAGAGTGCCCATCATGCTAGCATAAGCAAAACTTCCAAGGAACATAGTTTGGCTAGTATCAGTATTTCCATATTGATACTCGGAAAGGGGTGAAACTTCCCATTTTGCCATTAACTTGCGTCCTGAAAATAAGCTTTCTGAAGCAGTTTGAGCGTGAAAGAAATTTGGACGGCCAAAAATGTATTCAAGTGACATTTCATCCTTACCTTCGGGAATCATTGATGATCCATCAATGCCATTGTCTTGTATAAGAGCGAGCGTTGTTGAATCATCGTTTCCTTCGGTATGAACTAAAGTCTGATTAGGCTTGACTACCATTTTGGCTTGAGGTATAATTGAAGTAGGTTTGGACCAACCGAAAGACGCGGCAGTTTTTCCAATTGCCCGTGAGACCCACGCTACAGAAGAAGCTACTTTTCCGATGAGAGGAACACCGGAAAGAACATCTGCTACAGTCGTGACTCCACTGGCAATTTTAGAAACTGGGCCAGGTGTTTCGACTTCTCCAGTGTCAGGTGCAGATACGGGTCTTACATCATTCTGAGCAAACCGGTATCCTTTGTTCTCTAAACGTTTTATATCATGAGCATCGCGTGCGTAAGAAATAACATCGTTTTGAGTTGGTACATAGAATACTGGATTGACGAAACGAGCAAAGATAGTGTATTTTGCACTTTCAGAAGCTTTTGGTCCGAGAAGAGTGGAAAAGACGTAAAGGAAAACAGTTCCAAATTGGTTATCCGAATTGCCAAGATCGAAGAGATCGTAGATATTGGCATATGGACAAGTAATTTTAAGACTGTTTCCTTCTTCTATACTAACTATCTTATAGGGGCAAGAGGTTTGAGAAGCAAGGAAACGAGTTCCCTTGCGCCTGAAATCTCCAGTTTGATTATAATAAGGATTATATACAAGCATCAGAGCACCTTGTAAGAAAGGTTGGGCATTAATCTTAACTTCTATTTCAATATCAGCTTTCATGTATTGGTAATTTTTGAGCTTATCTACAACTATTGGAGAGTTTGTGAAAATATCTTGAGGAAAATTCATTTGTTTCAAATAGTTTGAGGTATCGGCATCATAAGCACCAGGTGTAAGCTGAATCGGAATAGCTGCATCCGCGGTTGTCCAGTCAAAGGTTCCAAGATTGACTGGTCGTTCGAGAATGCTCAAAATCTCATGTCGTGTCACATCATTAAGTGCCATCTGTGTGACGTTAGATGGCATAGGGATGGAGTCGGTGGCCATTTGGACATCTGTAAGAAGATTTCCGCGGGTCGAATCCACATTGGTATTTTGGTCTTGATCGTATTGGGTAGCAATCATGTAATAAGACAAGGGTAGATGATTATTCTCCTTGAATTCGGGAGCTGTATCACCAGAGCACAGCCACACTCTATAAGTAAGAAAGAATAGCAGTATAAAAGTAAGTATCCCAGTTTTGATTTACTAATATAAGATCACATTCTTAATTGAAGTTACCAGAGAGGAACGTATTCGGTGCGAGAATATAAATCACGGTTGTATTTATATTCCTCCATCTTTTCGAACCAAGTCGGGGTGAAATAATTTATTCCAACCCTTCTTAATTCCTCTCTGATACGATTACTCCAATAATCGTATTGTTGTTTTGGATGGAGAGCAAGTTCCATAAGAGCTTGATCGCAGTTTTCGATGGTGGAGGCTTGTTTTGCTTTTCCTCGAATCCAATTTGTAATTTCCAGAATGTTTTCAATTTCCATGGGAGCCATGAAAGTTCCATCGTTCTGAATTACAAATTTTCTTTTAAGGAAAGCAGTTTCTTGTAAAGTCTTCCACGGTCGAATGTTGCCAGATTTTGTCTCATCTGTGTAGGTGAGACCGAAAGATGCAAGAGCATCTGTGATAGTCAGTTGATTGAACCAACCAAGTACGTCGATAGAGACACTTTTGATGTCGTCGTCGCCGTAAATGATTTCATTCACATGTTTCCGATAATCACAGGTGCCAGGCAACCCTTGTTCTTTCTTGAGTTTGAGGTAAGCAATTCGCATTACTATAGCATTAAAAATAGAATTTATGATGACAGTAAGTGGATTGCCGGAAGGTTGGGAATGGGTTTGTCGAATCACTTCGCCCTTTACGAGAACATCTGCATTACACAAGTGTTCCCACAGAGCGGAGCGAATGAGTGAATTCTCAGGTCCGTCGCCATACCATTCGTTTATCTTGTCACAAATCTTTACCAAAATTTGCATAAGAAGGGAACCATCAAAGTTGGAGAAATCTCCAGCAATCATATGGTTACCCTTCTCAAGCAAACGATGAGCAAGTTTGGTCCATTCTAAAGAATAGGGGTTGATGCCAACAGCTACGCCATTGTCGATTCGGTTTCGCATTATGTGGGCTGAAAAGTCCAGAAAATACTGTCGAATAGCAATGACGAGATGTTGAGGGCAAGCTTCGAATACACGAGTCTTTCCAGCATCAACCTTTTCGATAGGTCGTTTCTCGTCTTTGAGAGTGGCAAGAGAAATAGCACTTCCTCGAATTCCATTACGAGAGTTTTCCAGCAATTCAAGAACGTCGGCTTTTAATACAGGATGATCTAAAATGTAAGTTTCGTCAGATCCAAGAAAAGCGGTTTTTCCTTTGTGTTTGTTGTTGAGGTTGTAGGGGTATCCGGGTGAAGTAGTACGGTTAATTGGCCGTTTGTACGGGTCTCCTTCAACACCAACTATGGCCTCCTCGTAAGAGTGCACAATTCCTGTTCCGTTTCGGGGCAAACCGAAACCTTGGAACACGTCATGGGCAGCAACTTCGAGAAGGTCGGGGTCAATGTATGTCTGGCCTCCTAGAATCTTCTTTATTCCTTTTTCCATCGGATCAACAAGTTCGCAATTTACCATCATAGGCCTTAGAAAGGCTGGTTTGGTAACATGTACTTGAACTTGATCAAAAATTAAGGAGGGAGCTAATTGTGTCTTGACAGGAGCAGAGGGAGCTTTGGCAGCACCTACTGATAGGCAGTCACCGACACTCAGGAGGCTGGCTTGATGAGCAGGATCAACCCAGCTTTGAGTGTACGGCAACCTTCCATCAATAAGATATTGTTTTGGGATGCCAAAAGCTTCTACATGTTCTTTAAGAGCGGTCTCGAGCAATTGGCGCGTTGTTAGGGCGCCTAATGCAAGAGCTCCGGCTCCTCCAGCGACATGAAAGCCAATCAATTTTGAGTGAATCAAAGAGTTTTGGACGGAGAGTAAAGCTCCGCACATACCATGTTGAGTTTCAAGATCATAATTGATATGGTTTCCAATGCGAATGGGGCAAGTACACATTTCCTTATTTTTGGGACAAGTACCTGTGGGATGCAAATAGTACTCAGTAGCTTTTGTTGAAATGTTAAAGCACGCAGGGTGTTTTTCTTGAACAATCGTTCGATTGTTGACTTCATAGAATCCAGAAAACACCATGGAGCCTTCCTTCAAGAAATCCAAGCTATTAGCATCAATAAACTTACTAAGAATCTTAGGTCGACTAGGAACAACAGGGGGAAAACTAATTAGAGCTAGATCTAGAGGAGATCCGTCCATTTGTTTCAGTTGAGTAATCTGACAATCTTTGTAAGGGATTGTAATAGCAGGGATATCAGAATAGGGATTTCTAATAATAAGAGTCTGTATTGGTTCTTCCACCGGGGGGTAAAGAACGGTATGGGCAGTAGTAATCATGGTGCGTCCAACTAAGAACACACCATTACTTCTACTGGCCATACCGTTTTTATCGGCGGCTTGAATCCAAACAGAGTTATTTAGCAGAGTCTGAGTAGTTTGTTCGATTCGAACACGGTCACGTTGAGCATATTTCACACATCCGATATGGATGGGTGTTACAGCATCAACGTATCCGTGTGCAAATCGAGCATGTTTTGCAATTGCAGGGTTTGGGTCATAAGTACGTTGTGCGAAATTTCTTGAGCGTACGGCAGCGGGATTGCTATCGTAAGCTCGTTGACTAGAGGGACGAGCAGCTTCAATAACGCGGTTAGCAAAGTCCATGCACGATTGGGAATCTGTTAGATGATGTGTTTCTTTTTGCCATTGAGGGCAAAAGTCACACTCCTTCTTACACAGATGTCCAATCACATGGAACGAGTCTTGAAACTCGCGAGCAACAAAACCTTCACTGGCCAAGCGCAGTATCGGACATTGTCCAGATACGTTTTGCGCATAGCTAGTAGATCTTGTTGCAGCAGGTTGCATGTCGTAAATTCTTGCTTCTGCGTACGGTACGTTTGCAGAGTCGGACAATCGGTCTTTCCAGAGTTTGTGGACTGTAGATGCGAGCACATCCTCATCCAAACCGCAATCAAGCAATTCCTTTCGGACTTGCTTGACAGCGATTCGGTCGAGGAAGTGATCACACATGTTTCCTTGTTCGGGATAATCCACGATCGTACACGGTTTGCATAAACCGCACGGTGCGCTAATATTGCTAGGCGAACAAGCAAATTCGCACCAAGAGTTACGGTCGTTAGAGGGCTGGCTACAAAATAGGCCAGTGTACCAAACGCCCATCAACGCTACGAGTGTTGCACACACGGAAGCGAGGATAGTGGCGGTCGGTACACTAGGAAGATAATCATAGGTTTTAGAGGTCATAGTTCTGAAAAATGACAAGAGAAATTGAGCAATAGATAAGAATTTGTTTCCAATAGCTTGAGCAGTGAGCTTAAGTTGAGAATATAGCTTAGACAATTTGTCATGAAAAGTAGTTCTATACGAATTAAATCTGGCAGTAATTTCAGCCAAATGGTTATGTTTATCGGCAAATGAGTCTATACATCCAAATTCTTCATCTTCGTTTCCTTCTACGGTTTCAGCATCAACAAAAGTATCGGATTGATCAGCAACAGCTTTCAAAAATTTTTCAGGGTTGAAAATTTTATCAAACTTGTCCATGATGACTTTTTCGGTGTCAGGAGCTTCGGGAGTCGAGATTCCGGCTTCTTTCCTAATAGCATCAGCTAATCTTTCATTACTTGCTTTGCGAGCATCGTACTTTTCAGTACAATACTCCCAAAACTCATCAAAATTGATTCCTTGTTTGTTTGGAATCAACTTGACTTCAGCATTTCCAGATTGTTTGTTGTGAGAAACAGAATATAAAATTATTCTGTAGTGTTCAATCATAAGAGGCGGAATTTCATTAGAGTCTTTACCAAGATGAGCAGCAGCAGCGTCTTTGTCGAAAGAATAATATGGTTTACCCATTTTATCCTTTCCTATAGCTTTTCCATATTTGGGGTCGATTAGTATTTCGGCCCAAACATGGAATCGTCGAAAAACTGCTCCTGGATCTGTCAAATGTTTGATTTCAGGGAACAGTTGGTTCGAGGAGGCGAGAATAAAGTCTGAGGTAAAGTTGGTTACACCTTTACTTTTAAGCTCAGCCATCTTGAGGGGATACTGAGCTGTGTTTACCATATATTCTAATTCTTCGTATTCTTCTACAGGTTTCATTTGGGAATCTATTACATTCCCAAAATCATCTAATTCTATGATGGGTTGGCCGGTATAGCCTTCCCAAAATTCATTCTTAGCATGTCGAGCGAAAGTGGAAGATTCAAATTTAATACCTTTATCTAATAAATATTTTCTAAAGATACGAGCTTTGAGCACGGAGGTCATAACAGTTTTTCCTACTCCAGGATGTCCATAAAGATAAAAAGCAGTAGGTTCAGTTCTAATAGTGTGACTGCGAGCAGGGCTATGTAGAGCGAATTCTACTTTATCTTTAATTCTACGTTGAATAGTTGAAATGAGAGTCTGATTTGGTCTTGAGTTCATTCGGCTAGCTTGATATGCATAATCATTTAACTGATTATTCATAGATAAAATTTGGTTAGCAATGCAAGCAGATGCATCTATTTCAGTACGAGTCAGTTCATCTACTATTTTAGAGGCAGCATAAATGTTTTCTAGTTGAGGAAATTGGTCCATGAACGCATATTCTTCTGGCGTTAAACCATACACGGTAGTATAGTATAATTGAGAAAAATAGTCGGTAATCCATGTGAACAAATCCTTAACAGAGCGAAAACCTTGAGCGGCACGTCCTACGGAAGCAAAATGTTTTGACATAGTAATGGGGGAAGGTACATCTCCAGAGCAGAGAAGATCAAAAATACCTAAGGTAAATGCCATAAATCCAGCAAATGGAAGAAGTTGAGTTTGAGTTGAGGCGGTTTTAAGCATATCCGTCACTAGGCTTTGAGCAACACAGTGATTAGGGATATCTTGTCCACCACGGAACGAAATTTCTTCTTCTCCAATGAGTGGAACTAAATTTACAATATCTGATAAAGTTACACCTAATTGACGGGCGAGTTGTAAACAATGCATAGTAACATTGAGCAATTTCTTTTCCGTAAGCGAGGAGCAAATAGAGGAAATAGAAATTAATACACCAAGAACATCGTATTCATTTGGAATTTTGAAAATGTTGCGTAATTCTTCACCAGCACTAAGCAAAGAAGCAAAAGCTTCTTGAGCCATATGCATGGTTGGTCCTAAATTGGTAGCTAAATCTGAGGCAGACGTTCGAATGTCTGAAATGAGACCTTCAGCGTAACGTTTGTTACCTGAAAATTCTTTTCGGTTCTTTTGTCGGTCACGTTTTTCTAATTCAATTTGTCGTTGTATGAAATTATTCTGTTTCGATTGAGCTTTACGTAATTTAGCAATTTCTTTTTCTAATTGTTTAACTTTTTGGTATTGTTTCTTTTCCTTATCTTCATCACAAAGTTTAGAGTGAACAGGTCCAGGGTTTGATTCAATATCTCCAGCTAACATAAGCAGGAAAGATTGGTCAATTTCTACGGTAATCTTATCGAGAGCAGCATGGTGTCGAACAACACATCCATTCCTAAAGCGAATCACACGTCCCACTTCTTCTAAAGTAGAACAAAATGGGTAAGGTGATACAACTTGTCGAACAAGAAAAGTGTTGGCATGTTGACGAGAGGCGGGGGTAGAAAACTTGTCTAAATCATCTAAATAGAATTTCGTTGAGTCGTTTGCTTTAATCCAAGAGTCATAAACGGGGGAGTTTGATAACCAGGTGTCATGCAAAACAACGATAGAATTCCAGTTAGTTCTGTCGCGTTTCTTAGAAAACTTAAATAGAGGAAGATACTTGTAAAATGAAAATGCATGCATATCGATAATATCAAAAGCATCAGCATCTATTTTCCTAAGAAGTTGAAGAGCAGAGGATTCAGCGAGAGACAAATGAGGGTGAACAATTGTGTCATAAACACGAAGAGTTTGCTTAATAAGCGAGTTCATAATCATTGGTCCAAGGGTTTCCGAGTCGTTTCCCCAACCTAGAGGCAAACTCATGGGGTTGGTAGTAAGGTAGGTTTGGTTTAAAGACGCATCTCCATAGGTTCGATCATAAGTTGACTTCATCATGGAAAAATTTTGGATAGAGCTTTCGCACCACATCCGAACTTAAAGCTAGGCTTTGGTTTGTCATCCTTAAAACATATATAATACACAATTAAAAATACATCAAATAGTTTCAAATATAACTTCACTTCTTTCTTATCCAAGATTTTGATAGTATCAACACTAGTGTACTCGAAGGGAGTACCTAGCTACGAAGAACAGTCTGGGGATCAAGTCCTCTATCATATATAAGTGTGATACATTTATGTTAAAAATAAAATTAAATTCACAAACTTACGTTTCTTTGAATCAAAGGCGAAATAGTTATCGCAGAGACAAAGCAGTAACAAATAAGCGAGAAAATAATAAAATTAATACAATAAATAATACGTCCATATATACTTTAAAATCTACGATGCGTCTTGAAAGAATGCACATTATACAATTCACTAAAATAAATAAAATTGCATGTGTAAAATAAGAGAGAAAAGGTCCTTAATAGTATACGATAAATAAAGATAATATCAATCAACGCTTGCTTCTGATATTATGAATATTTAGGGTTAAATATTGCACAGTTCATAAAATATGAACAGCTAGCTATGCACGAGCCAAGTTAACACTTTGGGGACAGCCATCGCTAGGTATGTACTACGCGGGTCGCGAGTTGCACAGGGAAAATTGCCC